CACTGCCAAGGCTGACAAATCCTACCTGCTTAGAACCGCCATTGGCTGCAAGTGCGAATGCCAGATACTGCTGAAAGCCAAGGTTGGTAATCATGTTCTTGTGCCAGCCTGAATCGCTATCAACACTACCATCCTTGTTCACAACCTGCAGCCTGAAGAAGCCCTTCACGGCTAACTTTTCGTTCTGTGCCATTAACTCTACACCTCCTCGTGGGGCAAGGGCCCACAGGCTAGCCAGTCACCAACTAGCCTGTGGGCAATTAGTTCTAGCCGTGGATATCCGTCAGGAGGTAAGCGGCCTCGTTGTTGGTGATCTTAAAGTCATACCGCATACGAACACGGATCACTTCAGCACCACGCTTGACCTCATACCACCGCTCGACCGGCTTGCGTGCTCCGCCGGCATCTGAGTATGGCCAGAAGAACGTATAGCCGAACGACTGGCTCCGCATAGAAGGATTAGGATTGACATACGCAAGGATCGCGTCTGTATCCCAACCAACAGCGGTTGTAACCGTTGCACCCTCGTTAGAGCTGATGTACGCCTGCGTCGGAACAACAATCCTGCTCACACCGAACAACTGTGCCATAGCCATGCGCACGTTATCCGGATTAGCAGTGCTGGCTACGTACTGGATACGAGCCAAGATGTCCGGGTGATCCAGGAGCGCAATATACGAAGCGCGCGGAATTACAAGAACGTTCGGCTCGATGTGAATCTTGCCAAACACAACTTCGCGTGCAGCTCGAATATCGGCGATTGGATCTGAGTTCGTATAATCATGCCAGTGGTACGAAGCAGCGCCAGAGTTACCAGAGGCATACGAGCCTGTAGTCTCCAGCAGAGTGATCATACGAATTTCCTGCGCCATATCGAGCTGACCAACAACCTGCAAGGTTGCATCGCGGCGAGCATCGAGAGGCGAGTCAGCATTCTGAAGCTCTTCGTCAGTGACGGCGATCTCCAGTGCCTTCTCCTCTGCAAAGTACGTATCGGTCGAAAGCGTACGACCGGCGATCTCATGCGCCTCAGTACCAGGCGCGCGAACATCGTTATACTCCGGCCTCCACTCTTCACGACCAAACTTCCAGTACTTATCTGACTGCTTCTGCACATTGATCGGCGGAAGTAATGTCAGACCCAGAGGTTCGCCATTGACATAGCTCGTGGCAAAATTAGTGAGCATCTTGTCGACGTGAACAAGCTGGACGTCATAAACTGCCATTCTCTTTCACCTCCTCATTAAACGGTAGTGTGCTGAGCACCAGGGGTGAGCAGCACAAGGATGATATCGTCTGCAGCCCCAGCCACAGACATTGTGAGACCAACAACGTTCTGCTTCGCAGTCGTGGCTGCAAGAACAACAGCACGACCAGAAGTATCTGCACGAACTGGAGTGCCCAGCGTTGCAAGAGCTGATCCGGCCTTCATGCGAGTGATACCCATGTAACGAACAGCGAGTGCCTTACCTGCTGTGGCTTCAGAGGCTGAAATTGCAGTCTGAGACACACCCACACAGGCACCGCCTAGAGTGGCCTGAGCCGCAACATGCTGCGCATCAGAGCCCCACTTTACAGCGGTAAAAGCTGCAATTGCTCCATCCGCCTGAAAACCAGTGTCGGCAACGTAGTTCGAACCTGCCATTGCTTACTCACCTCCTTCATCTGTAGTAATGACATCCAGCTTGGGACGATCATTTGCATATGCTTCAGCAAGAGCGGGATGCTCTGCCTCAGCCTTACGCAGTGCTACGGCGAAGTCCATTCCACCATCAACCAGTTCGGTGACGATCTCATTGAACTCTTCCGCCTGGGACTTGCTAGGAGTTTCTGCATTCTCAGATGCATTGGTCGATCCCGCCACACCAGTGTGCACCATTCCGGTCTCAGTCAGCTTGCTGATGATAGCATCGAAAGCATTGCCCGCCTCATCATAAAGCGTCATGCGATACGCTCGGATGTCATCCAGCACAACCGGAGGTAACGCATAGGTTGCAGTGGTCCACTCGGTGAGCCTGCGATTCACAGTCTCCTCTGTCAGACGCTGAGTGAGATCAGCAAGCGTCTTGGCCTGCTCCGGGAAGAGCTCGGCAAACTGCTTGGTGTGCTCGACCTCCTGCCGCTCCGCAAGAAGCGCCTGTACTGCTTCGACAACACTGTCCTCAGACGCGTCCTCCGAAAGCCCCAGTAGCTCATACACGCGGTTATCCATACTTTGTTCACCTCCTTCGTCGGACAGGTCAAGCGATTCGAATGGAACCACTTGATCACTGAATACCATCAATGCGTCCATCTCCTTAAGAAATGGGCGATTGGTGACAGCAGCCCCAAAAAGGACATTCGAGAACTTTTTGCCCGACTTTGGGTTAGTCCACGTACTCGCAAACTCTGGTGAGATATACTTGAACTTTCTAGTACGCACAAGTTCAAGTCCTTCATCAGTCATATCCACAACAGCCCATAGCCCCTGTTTTCCCTTATCAACTAGATCAGTAAACCAGCCAATAGCGCCCTGATCTGGCTGATGGGATACATCTAATGCAATATCCACACCGAGCACGCGGTCTTTGAAATTCTTTTGAAACTCCGCCAATGTCTCTTCATTGAATTCGATTTTGCCAAACCACGGATGATCGTAGGTTGCCTGAGCCGGCATAACAGGAATCTCGATCTCATTTCCAGATTCCTCATCATCAAACTCAACGTCTTCCAGGCTGATCGAATCCAATGTGAATACAATGTTGGGCATCGGCTCAGAGGCTTCAATCTTACTTGCTGCACTATATGCAATTCTAAATGCAGCTTGCTCCGACTTGCCCGCTTTCATTGCAGCATTGAAAGTGGCCATAAAAGCCTTAAGCCTTTTAGAACTGTTTCCTAAAGCTTTCTTGACCTGTGCCGGTAAGTCATTGATCGATTTATACGGCATATTTCACCTCCTTACACATCTTCTTTGGTAACTTCGCGATCGCCTTTACGCTCTTCCGCCTCGCCCTCATCTTCCTTCTCTTCACGCGAAGACGATTGATCTTTATTGCCTGGACCAGGTGGAGTCGTGGGTTCTTTGGGGCGTAATGTACTTGTATCTATGCCCGGAACACCAATCTCAGTTCTAATCCACTCTTCCACACGCTCATCTGGTATCATAATGTTCGCATTTACAAGTGCCTGCAATGCTACTGCCAAGGCACGCCAATCACTTTCTTCTCCAACCTTGCGAACGCGCAATCTTGGCATTTCTCTAACGTCAAAATTGTATTTGACAAGTTCAGGTATTACCTGCTTATTAAATGCAGCACATACCATACCACCCGCGAAAAGCCAGGCTCTATAGAATAACTTTGTAGTCACATCGCCTAACGCGCGTGATCCACCCGCGCCTTCAGTGCCCATTGATAAGAACTGGGCCAAAACAGTTTTAGCAATTGATGTGTTGTGGTGACCGATCGAAGCGAGAACGTCAATCAAGTCACCATCAGGTGTCTTTAATTCAAAGTCCCACTCAGGCGGCAATGTGATATGCGTACGCTCATTAGTACGCATATTGCGACCCATTTCATCAGCTGCCTGCTTATCTTCATCAGTGTAACCTAGTGGCAACTTAAAGGTTGGAATACCAAGTGCATGGCGTTCCTTCTGAATTGCATCGATCTTATACAGATGCTCCTGGAAATACCAGGACTTATATGCCTGTCGTAGTACGCTAATACCACGCTTATCGCCCGATTCCTCACGAAAAGTAAACAGCAAAAGCTTGTCAGCAGGTATTGTAACCTCGCGATAATTGCCTTCTGTGGAAACAGCCTCCTGAATAATGCCGGTAAAATAGCCATGTTCGTCATACAAAAACTCTGAAATTGTACGCGGATGTCGCGGAGCAAGATCGGCTAAATACACAGCGGGCATCGATTGCTTTGTAATCGGCGATATATACTCACCAAAACTCCACACCTTCTCAAAGGCATAGTGCCCATAATCGAAGGCATTGAGCATCTCTTGTAGGATCTCCAGGAACGATCTGTCGGTGTAAATGTTCTCCTGAAGCAAAGCATACTCAACAAACTTGGCAGCCTCTTGATCAATAGGATCCTCAGACGCAGGCTCTACAAACCATTGCGCGCCCAGCAGTGGAGCTTTGATCGCATACAGAATGGCAGCACAGGTTGCGTCCGAGCGCCTCATAATCTCATATGCGCTGATTGCTTGCTGGCCATTCAGGGATGTATTGTACTCTCCCTGACTCTCATAGCGAGAGGTACCCGCAGCACCAATAGTGGATCTAGTGGCACGAGTAGGCTTTTCCACCTCAAATCGCTTAAATTCCCATGGTCCAAACTTCATTAAAACACCTTCTCCATTAGCCCCTGCGCAATCGACGCCAGGTCAGGTACTTCCATATGCGGCGTAGTTGGATCAAATATGTTTGCTTGCTGCACACGACTTGATGGATTTAGTAGTGCAAAATCGCCTCCGAAACCGCCAAACTCATTGTAAATTGCATATCGAAGAGCTGACATTGCATGGTCATCTACTTTTTCTGCTACCTCAGCTGCATTCAAACCCTCACGAGTATCCTTAACGCGGAAACGGTTAAACTCACGAATCGTGTTTGTACAGGAGGGGTCTACCGTCAGCATCGGGACTTTCGAGTCTTCATCTATATATGAGAGGAGCAGGCGCTTCACTTCCATGATGCTCGCCTGCCACGGAACGGCACGGGCACCCACAGAGCCAAGGGCTCGCGCTAGTGTCGCAATGGCGTCCGGATCTTCGGGATCGGCCCATGTATGCCCTCTGGGTTTGTATCCCTGTGGGTTGTCCCGCCGCTTCAGTACCGTTGCATGTACCCAAGTAGGCTGTCGAGTCACATAGTATTCTCGCCAAATTGCCACTTGGCCCGAGGGACCGATCTGCATATCCAGGTACACGAACGGGTTTGTGAAGCCAAAATCAATTCCCACAACATCTCGCCACTCCGGCTTATACGTATGTTTACGTACATGTACGTGGGAATCAAACTCATCAAAGATCTGTCCGTAGAACGAAACGAACTTAGCCGCGATCTCCTGCTCGTACCATGCCTTCGGAGTTGTTCGTTTCAGTAGCTGAATTTCGGGGTCATCCTCCCCGCCAGGATAAACGAACGGATTCTCCCACGAAGGCATGTTCCACGTATCATACGTGTCTGGCTCTGACTTAGAGTACATAGTTAAGTCGTAGATCCAGTTAAACCCTTCAGGCGTTGTAGGAAACGTAGCGGAGCCTAACTTGTCCGCCAGTGATGGTCTTACGTATTTCTCCCAGACACTCGGTGGTAATTTTGCCGCCTCCGACATAATAACCCAGTCGAGGGAGTCACCGACGAGGCTATCAGGCTTTTGCGCGGAACGCACTTGAACTGATGAATTCCACGGGAACTCAATGAACATTTCACCTGTGCGTAAGTTATAGGCTTTGCGAATCCCAGGAATGTCACCCCACTTCAGCTTACGAATAAAAACGTCCCAGAAGAGTCGGAACTCCTTCTCTCCTAGGTCGTAAGTGGGTCCAACTATCCAGCCCCGGGTGTTAGGAACCAACAATGTCGGCATATAGTCATACGCCGCCATTGTTGATTTCCCGAAGCGCCGTCCGCACATTGGCAAACGAAATCTAGCCTTCGATGTATGAAAGGGTATTTGTCCCAGGTGAGGTGT